TCGTGATGACCGAGTCCGGGCTCTACGTCCCGGTCGGGCAGGCGTGGCAGGGGTTGTTTCTGTTCGACGGGGACAAGGTCGTCGCCGATAAGCTGACCGTCACCGGTGAGCTGGTCGCCGAAGACCTGCGGCTGTCAAACACGGTCTGGACCGACCTCCGCGTCCCGGCTACGCAGATCAACCCGACCGGGTCAATATCGCCGCCTGCGCTGGATAACCAGACGGGGCTGCTGGATTTCAGTGCTTCCGCCACGAATGTTGTCTCCATCGTCCAGCAGATGCCGCACGAATGGAAGGAGGGGTCAGACGTTTCGGCCCACGTTCACTGGCGCAAGAAGACTGCCGGAGCCGGAAACGTGATATGGCTGTTCGAGTACGAGGTCCAGAACATCGGCGCCGTTTTCGAGGGGGAATATCCGAACGCCTTAATGAGCAGCATCCCGGCCGTCGGAACCGACGACGGTTCTGCTCTGAAGCACTTGCTTAGCTCTTTCGGAAACATGAGCATGACCGGGAAGACGATCAGCGCGATCTTCACCTGCAAGGTGAGCCGTCTTGGGGGTCACGTAAACGATACCTACGCCGGACTGGCAACGCTGCTCGAATTCGACATTCACTACCAGATAGACTCGCTTGGGAGCAGAAGCAAATACGAAAAGGATAACGACGAAGAACCAGCCTGAGGTGACGACCATGAATGAGAGCCTGTACAAACTTAGGTACACCCGCTACGGTCAGATGCTTTACAACCCCCGGGACCGGTGGATCGGTAGGAGCATCGACCTGTACGCCGAGTATTGCGAGGGTGAGCTGGACATGATCCGCAGCTCGGTCCCGCCGGGTGGGATCGCGCTGAACATCGGGGCGAACATCGGCGCCCTGGCGATCCCAATGGCCAAGCACTTCGACGCGGTCTTCGCTTGGGAGCCGCAGCGGCTTATCTTCCAGATGCTCTGCGCGAACATCGCGCTCAACGGGCTGACGAACGTCTACGCCTTCAACGCCGGGGTCGGAGCGGCCCGGGACGTTGTCATGGTTCCGGTCCTGAACCCCGCAGTCCCGGACGTCAACCATGGCGGGCTGTCGCTGATGGGCCACGCTCACGGCGAGCCCGTCCTGGTCGGCACCATCGACACCATGCAGCTCGACGACGTCGCGCTGTTGCAGGCCGACGTCGAGGGGATGGAGCTGCAAGTCTTGCAGGGCGCGCAGGAGACGATCCGGCGCTGTCGCCCGGTGATGTACCTCGAAGACGACCGGCCCGACAACCGCGCAGAGCTGCGCCAGTTCGTCACCGACTTGGGCTACACCATCATCGAGCACAGCCCGCCCCTGTACAACCCCGACAACTACGCGCACAACCCGGTCAACCACTTCGACAGGACGTGTAGCATCAACATCCTGTGCCTGCCGAAATGACCTGCCCGATCTGCGGCGGGTTCTCGGAGCCCTACGACTGCATCGACCGCAACTGGTCGGGCCCGGTCGGCAACGGGCAGGTGATAATCCAGCCGGGACCGGGCGGGTTCCCTGAGGGGACCGTGTTCTTCCCTCCTGTGGAAGACCCGGTGTGGTATCACCGGTGCCTGGACTGCGGGTTCCTGTGGGTGCCGGAGATGTACGCCTGGACCCATGAGGACTTCCGGGAGCGAATCTACAACAAGTCCTACCACCTGCGCGACCCCGGGTTCGGCGGGGAGAGGGCGCGGCAGAACGCCGTCGGGCTGATGGACACGTTCGGGGCGCTGGGGCGCTCCCTCCGCCACCTTGACTACGGCGGCGGCGACGGCGCGCTCAGCAGGACCCTGCTGCTGTCGGGCTGGGACTCGGAGTCGTGGGACCCGTTCTTCAGCGGGTCGCCGCGGCCTGAACGGCGCTTCGACCTGATCACCGCCTATGAGACCGTGGAGCATGTCCCGGACCAGCACAAGATGGCTGACGATTGGGCGAGCCTGCTGGCCAATAACGGAACCGTGTTCTTCAGCACCGCCACGTCAGATAAAGAGGTGAAGGGCGGCTACCGGCTCAGGTGGTGGTACGCCGCCCCGGGGTCCGGGCACATCAGCCTGCACACCTACCGCTCCCTGGCCATACTGGCCGAGATGGCCGGGCTGAACTATCGGCCGCTGGACGAGTTCCGCCATGTGATGTGGAGGGGAAGATGCCTGCTAAAGTGAGCAGGCTGAAGAGCGTCGAGGACATCCCCGCGGCGCCCCCGGCGTCTGCCCTGGTCGTCCGGTACGGAGGCTTCGGGGACCTGATCGTTGCGTCCGCGGTGTTCGCTGGCCTGAAGATCCAGCGGGGCCTCAACGTGGTGGTGAACACGCAGGACCAGGGGTTGGAGATCCTGACCTTCAACCCGTTCATCGACCACATCTGGTGGCAGCCCCGGGACATGGTGGCGAATCGTCCGTCTGACGGGAAGGAGGTCACCATCGAGGATTACTGGCGCAGAATCCAGGAGGGCTTCGATTACTACCTGAACCTGTCGGAGTCGGTGGAGGCTTCCCTACTGGCCTACCCCGGGAAGCCCCAGTATGCCTGGCCGCGCCGGCTGCGCAACAGCGTGATGAACGTGAATTACCTGGAGCGCACCCTGGACCTGGCGGGCCTCGACCATCATTGGGCGCAGTACGCCAGGTTCTACCCGACCAAGAACGAGCGGGAGAACTGCATTAAGGAGCGGCAGGCGCTTGGCGTGGGGAACCGGGTGGTCCTGTGGTCGCTGTCTGGGTCGGCTGCGCACAAGGCGTATCCGCACACAGACGAGGCGATCGGAAACATCCTGGCCGCTGCGCCGAATACCAGGATCATCACGGTGGGCGACGAAGCCTGCAAGATCCTGGAATTCGGGTTGAACAAGGAGAGCCGGGTCCTCCGGCGCAGCGGTAAGTGGTCAATCCGCAAGACCCTGGCCATGGCCCAGGCTGTCGACGTCGTGGTCGGCACCGAGACCGGCGTGCTGAACGCGGTGGGCATGGAGGACGTGCGGAAGGTGATCATGCTGAGCCACAGCACCACCGAGAACCTGACCAAGCTCTGGAAGAACACGGTCGCCCTGACCCCGGACCCCCGGGCCTGGTGCTACCCATGCCACAAGATGCACCTGACTATGGACACCTGCCCCCGGGACCCCGACACAAGGGCATCCATTTGCACCCAATTCCTGGATCCGCGCAGCGTGTCTGACGCGGTCCTAGACGCTCTACGGGAGGTGAAGCGGTGAACTACCTGCAACTGTGCGAAACTGTGCGGCGTGAGTGCGGGATCCAGGGGCCTGAATTCATCGACGTGTCCGGGGTCGCCGGGGACTACGCCCGGATCGCCGGCTGGGTCAGGGCCGCGGACGCCGCCATCCAGTCCCGCTGGGCGGATTGGGACTTTCTGTGGGGCAGCGGTTCCTTCAACACCGTGGCCGGGACGGCGCTGTACCCGCTGTCGACCATCGGGATCTCCGACCTGGGGCTCTGGCAGATGGACCGGTTCCGCCGCAACTACAGCTCGGCCAGCGGTGGGCGCCTGTACCAGGAGGCGTACAGGACATGGCTGGAGGTCCTGTCGATGGGGCCTCAGACGAACGGGGAGCCCCTGTACGTCGTTCGACGCCCCGACAACGCCCTCCTGCTGCACCCCATCCCCGACGCCGTCTACAGCATCGCCTACGAATACTACAAGGCCCCTCCGGCCCTGACGACCAACACCAGCACCTCCCCCATCCCGACGCAGTACGAGCGGGTCATCGTCGCCCTGGCGAAGCTCTACGCCGGCCACTGGATGACGTCTACCGGCAACCCTGCCGGGGCGGGCCTGGCTCAGCTTGCGGCGGCCGAGTACGCTGAATGGCTGCCGAAGCTGGAGGCTCACAGCCTTCGGACCGACAAGTCGCGGATCGAGTCGACGTCTGACTCCCCGATGACGGTGGTGCCGGAATGAAGGCCAGCGTCCCCATCAACATGGTCTCCGACCTCCTGCATGAGACGCAGGGGGGAGGGGCGCAGTTCACCCCGGCGTTCCTGCTAAGCGTCTGGAACGATGCCCAGCGGGCCGTCGCGATGGTCAAGCCGAACACCTCGGTCACCACCAGCGTCGTGCAGTTGACCGCGGACAGTACCGCCCAGGACCTCTCGGCATTGGTCTCCGGCGCGAAGTCGCTGGTCAGCGTGAACCGGAACATGGGCTCCGACGGGACCACCCCGGGCGACGCCGTCCGCCTGATTGACCGCGCCCTGTTGGACGTCAACTACCCGCCCTGGCGTAGCTACACCGGGCAGACGGCCGTCAAGTATTACTGCTTCGACTCGCAGGTCCCGCTGTCCTTCGACGTGTTCCCCAGGCCCCACGTCTCGACTCCCGTCTACGTGGAGCTGGACGCCTTCATTGAC